AGAAACGATGGAATTCGCGAACCCGAGTCTCGGTCATATGCTCGAGTTAGAGACGATCCAAGCCGAGTCTAAAAACCCCAACCGCGCCGCCTACCTCAGAGGCTCCCTAAATTTGTGGGTATCCCATGACTCCGCATGGCTGGACTCTCAGATCCTCAACCGCTCCGAAACCGCCGACGTCTTTGATATCCCGCCGGCCGTCCTATCCGTGGACTCGTCATTAGACGAGTCGCGTTACGTCGGAGTATTGACGACCGACCTCGGAGATCGCGTCCTCCTAGAGACCGCGTTCATCGTGAACTCAGAGTTAGCACTATGGGAAAACGTCCGCCGGCTACTTCCACCGGGAACGAGAACGATCCTCGCCGTAACCCCGACGCTAGATCTCCACACTCCGAAAGAGTTAGAGAAACGGAAAACGGTCGTAGGTATCGGCGAACTCTCAAAATGGACCGGGCTCGTCCGCGGAATGTTTCTCGAGGGACGCGTCCTCCACCGCGGAGACGCTTTACTCGTGGAACATCTCTCCCGCGCGGTCATGTCACGCACCCAAAACGGCGTAGTACTGTCAAGCGTTAAAAGCCCCGGCCCGATTGAGTTGGCGCGCGTCTCCGTTTTCGGGATCGCGCTTGCGTCCCGGGCAAGATCAACGACCCGCCCATCTATCGCAACGTCGCGACGCTAGATCATTCTCTCTATCTCTAACTATCCGCGCTTATCGTTTCGCGTTCGTGTAATAATCCGCTCGTGGGAATTTTCTCTCGAGACAAAACGACAACGGTCCAAGCGAGTTACGGAGGCGACACGGCGTCCGTAACCGCTGGAGCCTCCGCGCTCGCGCTCTCGGTCGTCGGGGCCGGACGCGAGCGCGCGATGGCGCTCCCCACGATCTCACGCGCTCGCGACATTCTCGCCTCGCTTATCGCGTCGCTACCTATCCGCCGTTACGGGACCCAATGGAACGGAGAGTTTTTAGAGGAGATCCCGCTCGCTCCGGAACCGTGGCAACTCCGCCCGGATCCATTAACGACCCGCTCCCATAGTCTGAGTTGGCTATTCGACGACATGTATTTCTACGGTCGCGGATACCTCTACGTAAAAACGCGTTACTCCACCGGGCTCCCGGCGTCGTTCCAATGGTTACCCGCCGTCTATATGAACGTGCAAGCGGCCATGTTCGCCGGGAACGCTCCCATAGGTGACTATACGGTTACGTTTAACGGGCAAGCCTTAGCGAACAATGACGTAAAGATCTTTTACTCTCCCGTATCCGCTCTCTTAGAGGTCGGCGCTCGAGCGATCAACACGGCCGAACGTTTAGACGTCGCCGCTTGGCGTTTCGCTACTACTCCGACCGCGTTCGGCTGGTTACAACAGACCGAGGGCGAACCTCTCCCGCCGGAGTTTATGAAAGAGGCCGCCGATGGTTGGGCCGAGGCCCGCGACACTTCAGCGGTCGCCGCGATCTCCGCCGGCTTTGAGTGGCACGAGTCCACCATGGATCCGGCACGCCTCCAACTCGTGGAGGCCCGCCAACATTCCGCCCTAGACCTCGCTCGTCTCGCGAACGTTCCGCCGTACCTCGTCGGAGCTCCGACCGGTACCGGCATGACTTACACCAACGCCGTAGACGCTAAAAGCGCCGCGGTCCTATTCGGAGCCCTGCCCTACATTGAGGCCATAGAGCAACGTCTCAGCGCCGAGGACATAACTCCACGCGGACAAATAATCCGTTTAGACCGCTCCGCATGGCTAGATAACCCGCTAGACGTCCATAGTCCCGACCCGGCACCAATGGACCAACCACAAAACCAACCAACCCCGCAAGGAAGTAACAGATGAAACTCACTATTCGAGCGTCGGAAAGTTCTCTCACGGTCGCGGCCGCCGACGGAACGCCCAAGCGTGAAATTACCGGAGTCGCGGTCCCGTGGAATGTTCCCGCTAACGCCTCAACAGGCCCGGTCATGTTTCTAGAGGGATCGCTCCCAACCGACGGACCCGCACCAAAACTAATCCGCGACCATTCACCGACCAACCCGATCGGCGTCGTTACCGAACGAGTTAGCACGTCCGAGGGAATGATGTTCGCCGCCAAGATCTCCGCAACCGCCGCCGGCGACGAGGCTCTCGTCCTAGCGGCCGACGGCGTACTCGACTCCGTAAGTGTCGGAGTAGACGTCCAAAAATTCCACTACGACGGCGATACCCTCGTCGTCGAGTCCGGCGCTTGGAGGGAACTCTCACTCGTTCCGTGGGGCGCTTTTACCGAGTCCAAGATCGCAACGGTCGCGGCCTCAGAGCAAGACCAAGACCAAGAGTCCGACGAGGCAACCGCCGACGAGGACGAAACCAACAAAAAGAAAACCGAAATTTCCGAGGAGGAAACAGAAACTATGGAACCAATTACAACCGAGGCAACGTCCACCACGTCGCCGATCATCGTTAAGGCCGCCCGCCGCGTAACCGCGTCGGAATACATTTCCGGACTCGTCTCCGGGAACATGACTCCGGAAGTCCGAGCCGCTAATGGCGTCGTCTCAGATATTCCCGGCATGATCCCCGAGCCGCTCATCGGCGACGTATTCGACACGCTTACAGACGAGCGCCCGTTTATTACGGCCCGCGGAACTTTCGCTCCCCCCGCCGGAGGCGAGTCGTTTTTCCGCCGCAAGGTGAGCCAACATACCGCCGTCGCTTTACAGGCCGCGGAGTTTGACACTCTCGCCTCACAGAAATACGAAGTAGACCGTATCCAAGTCGATAAAAAGTTTTTCGGCGGATACTTGGACATTTCGGAACAAGCGCAGAGTTTCAGCGAACCGTCCATGGTTGAGCGAGTCCTCGCAGACATGGCGAACGTTTACGCGCTCACCACCGAGACCTACGCACTCCAGACGATGTACGACGCGATTTCACCATCGGCTACACCCGTAAGCGATTGGACCGACGGCGACGAAGTTATCGAGGATCTCTACGCCACCGCCGCACAAATTAAGGGAGATTTTGGCCGTATGCCGACTCACCTGATTATCAAGTCCTCCGTGTGGGCTCAGATCGGCGCCGCGAAAGACTCCGGCGGAAACCGAATTTTCCCGTACCTCGGACCATCTAACGCCGCCGGTACTCTTGCCGGCGCTACCTCATTAACCGGTAACCCGCTCGGCTTGTCGCTCATCATCTCGGATAACTTCGCCGGCGATTATGACGCCATGATGTTGTCGGCCTCGGCTATTGAGTTGTATGAGGATCGTCGCGGTGCAATTCGAGTTGAGCAACCCGCTACCCTCTCAACCCGTCTAGCGTTCCGCGGTATTTTCGCCGTGGCAGATATTGCTCTCGCCGTCGGCGCTCGCGCTATCTGATCCCCAAACCCCAACGACTAGGAGAGTGTGAGCCATGGCCTTAGAGAAACGAGTTATCGAAGCGGTAGCCGTCTCCGGAGACCATACGCTCACGCTCTCCGACGTCACCGGGCTCTATGTCGGATATACCGTCCACGTAGCCGGCGTCATGGCGAACGGGACCTATAACGGGACTCACGTCATTACGGCGATAGATACCGACGATCTTACCATCACCTACGAAAACGGGAACCACACTCACACGCTCGCAGATACGCCGGGCCGCGTAAACGTCCCGGTCACGTGGGCAGATGATGAGGACGTCCTAGGTTTTCTCGGCGTAGAGCCGGCGAGCGAGGAGGACGAGGCTTATCTGGACGTCGCGGTTAAAGCCGGGAACGAATGGTGCTATAGGCGCCGTTATTCGAGCGCGTATGACGATCTGGTAAACGCCGTCCCCGATGAGGCTTGCCGTCTCGCGGTCGTCTTGTATGCCTCCGCGCTTTATCGTGAACGCGGATCCGTGGACTCCTATCAGAGTTTCCAAGACATGTCTACCGTCGCGCCTATCGGCTCTATGGGGCAGATCTTAAAACTCCTAGGCTGTAACCGTCCGGTAGCCGTATGAGCCTTTTAAACGACTCCTACGATCTCGTTATAGAGTTACTCGAGGACGCCGGGCTCCCGGTAGTGGACGACGTTCGGAACCTCCGACCGCCGGCCGTGATCGTGGACCCGCCCGGTATCACCCCGTTAAGCGCGTCGCTCGTCCAAATAAATTTCTCGGTTACTTGTGTCGCTCCGCCTCCGGGCAACCGGGACAGTATGAAAAAAGTTTTAGAACTCGCGGACGTGATTATCGCGCTCCCCGGTCTAGTCACCACGGGAGGTGTCTCCGGCGTTTACAATGTCGGAAACCAAGACCTCCCGTCCTATAACCTCACCATTACAACTACCGCAAGGAGACCATAAAATGCCTTTATTCGTTCAGACAGGACGCCAACTCACCGTAGAAATTGACTCGGTTGATTACTCCGTCCAATGTTCCGAGGTCACACTCACACCATCGCAGACCGTGGACCAATACATCTCGCTAACTTCTAACGCGGCCGTCTCAGGACCGGTCACGTGGGAACTCGGCGTTAAAGCGTTCCAAGATTGGGGCGAGGCCGGCTCATTTTGTGACGCTCTCGTAACCGCCGCCACTACAGGAACCGCGGTCCCGTTTGAGATGGGCCTCCCCAACGGCGGAACCGCAACCGGCGACATTATTCCGGTTTTCCCCGTCGCTGGTGGCGCCGCAGATAGCGCCCTAGAAATAGACCTCACTTTCGCCGTCTCCGGCGCGGTCACGTTCGCCTAATCCGATGGAACTCCGTCTACGTGTCGAGACACTCAGCGACTCCTACGAGGTCACTACGACCCCGTGGGTAATCATGCTTTGGGAACGCAAATATAAAACCAAAGCGAGCAAGATCCAAACCGACGGACTCGGTTTAGAGGACCTCGCTTATATCGCTTACGAGGCTGGCAAAATGTCGGGCAACGTAAGCGGAAAAACTTTTGACCAATTCGCCCAAGAGATAAAAAACCTTGACGTCTTAGAGGGCGATACGGCGGACCCTATCCAAGCGGTAGCCTCGGACGATTAGTCGCCGAGGTTGCCGCGGAGACCGGGATCCCGCCGTCCGAATTAGTAAACGATGGGGCCATGCTCGTAACACTCGCGGAGATAATTAACAAGAAACGCCGGGCTAAAAGATGAGCGTATCCGCCTCCGTGGAGGTCGTCGGTCTTAAAAGCGCGCTCAAAGAGTTAAACAAAACTCAGCCGGCGCTACGCCGTGAGATCGGTAAAGACATAAAGAAAGCGGCGGAGCCAATGCTCGCCGCTATCCGTGAACTATCCCCCGAGACCGCTCCGCTAAGTGGTATGGACCACTTAAAGCGAACCGGCTGGAAACGCGGACAAGATAAAAACATCGTTCTAAAAGTAGACACTCGAAACGCGAGAAAAAGAAACGCCGCCACCGGCGCCGTATACGAAACCGTCGGAACGGTCAAGATCATCGCCAAGGGCGGACCGCTCATTATGGCAGATATGGCCGGACGTGCTGGAGGAATGAAAAGTAAAAACGCGTTTCGAGCCCGACCTAATTTCCATACCGCGTTAGACGGAGCGATCGGTCGCGGAGCGTCCCGTTTTATGTGGGCTGGCGCGGAAAATTCCATAGACCTATTCCAAAAAGAATTAGAGCCGATCGTCGCGCGAGTCATGGCCGAAGTCGGACGTAACATCGTGGAGGTAAAGCGATGAGTATCTCCGTCCCAATTATTAGCGAATGGAACCCTAAAGGGTTAGATAAAGCGATCGCAGACTTTAAAAGTTTGGAGGGCGCCGGCGCTAAAGCCCAATTCGCTATTAAAAAAGCGGCCGTCCCCGCCGCCGCCGCTCTTGTCGCCGTAGCCGCCGGACTTGTCTCCGCGACTAAAGCCGCCGTAGAGGACGCCGCCGCGCAAGAGTTACTAGCCGGATCGTTACGAAACTCCACCGGCGCGACCGATAGTCAGATCGCCGCCGTAGAGAAATTTATCTCTCAAACTTCCGTAGCGGCCGCCGTCGCCGACGACGAACTCCGTCCCGCTCTGGACTCTTTAGTTAGAGGAACCGGAGACATAACCGAGGCCCAAGATCTTTTAGGTATCGCGCTCAATGTTTCCGCGGGAACCGGTAAAGACCTCGGCGCGGTTTCGGACGCGCTCTCCAAAGCGTTTAACGGGCAACTCGGACCGCTCAAAAAACTAGATCCGGCGCTCACGAAACTAATCGCCGACGGCGCGTCCACCGATGAGGTAATGGCCGCACTATCGGAAACGTTCGCCGGTCAAGCGTCCAACGCCGCGAACACCGCTCAAGGAAAATTTAAGAATTTCGGGATCCAGATGGGCGAGGCTAAAGAGTCAATAGGAGCCGCCGTCCTCCCGCTGGTTAATAAAATGCTCCCGGCTCTAACGAAGTTGGCGACGTTCGTTCAGAAAAACACCGGGCTAATCATTGCGATCGTCGCGGTCGTCGGAACTCTTGCCGCCGCGATCATCGCCGCTAATGTCGCGCTCGGTATCTATAACACGATCCAAGCGGTTACCGCGATACTTAACGGAGGCCTCGCCGCGTCTAACGGCGCCGTGGTCGCCTCAGAGGTTGCGGTCACCGCCGCCACTACCGCCGCGACCGCGTCATTTTCGGCGTTATGGGTAGCGACCGGAGCGGTCGTCATTCTTGCGATCATCGCGGCCCTAGTCGCGCTCCAAGTCAAATTTGATATTTTCGGAAAAGTCATTGACGGACTTAAAGCCGGCTTTAACATATTTTGGGATTTCATTAAAACCGTTTTCGGTTGGATCTCTAATAATTGGCCGCTCTTGCTTGCGATCATTACCGGACCGTTCGGACTTGCGATCTACGGGATAATCAAATTTAAGGACGGCATTATCGGAGTCCTCCAAGGCGTTAAGGATTTCGCGGTAACTATTTTTGATGGGATCGTCGGGGCGTTTAAGGGAGTCCTAAACGGGATCCTCTCCGCGCTCGAGGCTGGAATTAACTTTGTCATTGGTGGACTAAATAAAGCCCTAGACGGAATAGACTCCGCCGCCGGCCCGTTTGTGAATTTCGGCGAGATCCCGAAAGTTAAGATCCCGCGTCTAAGCGAGGGCGGGATCGTCACGTCCCCAACTCTTGCCATGATCGGCGAGGGCGGCGAGTCCGAGGCCGTGATCCCATTATCAAAACTAGGGAACCTTGGCGGCGGTATCACGATCAACGTCTCCGGCGCGCTGGACCCGTCCGCGGTCGCCCGGCAGATTAGACAACTATTGACACAAGACGCCGCAAGGCTCGGACTCGTTAATCCGATATGACGAACCCGGTCGGCATTTATATAACTAAACCCGGCGGAGGCGCTCCGTTAGCGGTTCACGTTGGCGCGCTCGAGGGCGTCACGATTAACTACGGGAGACCCGACGTCACTTCTCAACCCAATGCCTCTACCGCGAGCGTCACAATTCTAAAAGACTCTACGCTCGGAAACTTTGACGACGACCTCTCCTATTTTGACTTAGGAAATTTGGTTTCCATTGAGGCAACTTTTAGCGGGATACCTTATACAAGGTTTCAGGGACAAATTACCGACGTCACCGTAGACGAGTATTTCATCACGTTTCTAGCGGCCGACGATCTCTATTCCGCTTTAGGCCGTTTTAAGATAACCAAAACGGGAGACGTGGATCTCACAGGCGGACGAATTCAGGAAACCCTACAGTACGCACTACCGGCCGCCGGCTTTCCGGTTCCGCCGTATGACGTAGACGCCGGGACCGTTTATCTTTACGCCGCGGACGCGACAACTCAAAACGCTTTAGCGTATTTACAAGAGGTCACCAACTCGGAACCCTCCGGAGTTTTCTTTCGCGACATTCTCACCGGAGACCTACGTTTCACCGATAGTGAGGCGCGGCGTCAGCAGATTTCCCTCGACCCTTATCAGAGTTATAGCGATACGGAAGTCTTAGACGTCTGGTCAATAAGAAAAACTAGCCAAGAAAAAATTAACCGCGCTCTGATCTCTAACGACATAAACACG